GTCATGGGACCAGACGACCATTGAAATCCTGAACAAGCTTGGCGCTGATCCCGTCCTTGAAGGTCCGCAGCCGACCGCCGGACGCTATCAGACTGCCTATCGCGACGGCGTTCAGCTTATCGGGCGCGAATGGTTCACCAAGTACAGCGTGGCTGATATGGACACTGACGCCAGAGCAGCGCATGATGCGCAGCAGGCTAAGAGCATCCGCGAAGACCGCAACGCTCGCCTTTCCGCTTGTGACTGGACGCAGCTTGCTGATGCCCCTGTCGATGATTTGGCTTGGGCTACCTACCGCCAGTCGTTGCGGGATGTTCCGTTGCAGGCCGGGTTTCCGTGGGATGTGAATTGGCCCGCCAAACCTTGATGTAACCTTGGCATGAGAGGGGAAGTGCCATGAAGATATGCGTTTACGCGATCAGCAAGAACGAAGAGCAGTTCGTTGAACGGTTCTGCGCGGCGGCAAAGGACGCCGACCTGATCCTTATCGGTGACACAGGGAGTAGTGATGCAACAGTTGCAAAAGCTCATGAGTGTGGAGCGGTTGTCCGAGATATATTCATCAGTCCTTGGCGCTTTGATCTTGCTCGGAATGCTGTTCTGGCCCTTATTCCTCGTGATGTTGATGTTTGCATTAGTCTTGACCTAGACGAGGAACTTCAACCGGGCTGGCGCGAGGAAATTGAGCGCGTTTGGAAAGACGATACGACCCGCCTGCGCTACATGTTTGACTGGGGCTGCGGCATATCCTTCTACTACGAGAAGATCCACGCTCGGCACGGCTACATGTGGCATCATCCCTGCCACGAATATCCCGTCCCAGATGGCCGGATCACGGAGGTTTGGGCGCAAACCGACATGCTTTTGGCGGTCCATAAGCCTGATCCGACCAAATCGCGTGGTCAATACCTTGATTTGCTTGAATTGTCCGTCAAGGAAGACCCTGACTGCCCTCGAAACGCGTTCTACTACGCCAGAGAACTGAGTTTTCATCGTCATTGGCAGCAATCCATTGACGCCTGCGAAACGTACCTAAAATTACCCCGAGCAATTTGGCAAAACGAACGCTGTTACGCTTATCGCGTAATGGGCCGCTGCTATAGCGAGCTGGGCCAGCCAGACAACGCTGAAAAATCCTTCCATTTGGCTGCTTCTGAGGCTTCAAACACCCGCGAACCGTGGTGCGAATTGGCTATGCTTATGTATCGCCAGCATCGTTGGGCCGAATGCTTTGCTTACGCCATGCGGGCGCTTCAGATCACAAACCGTCTCATGGTTTATACCGTAGACCCAGAAGTCTGGGGCGCGCAGCCTCATGACCTCGCCAGCATCGCGGCTTGGCATTTGGGCCTGAAAACGGTATCTATAGAGCAGGCGCAAATTGCTGTGGAAAAGGCCCCGTGGGACCAACGATTGCAGCAAAATCTCAGGTTCGTGAGGGGCGAGCTTGAGGAACCAGAGACAGAGGCGGCGTGATGGATATGCAGACCCTCATCAATATCGCGTCAATGATCGCGATTGGCTCTGGTGGATGGTTTGCGCGCGAATTATGGGGAGCCGTCAAGGAACTAAGAACAGATTTGCATGAGCTTGAGGTTGATCTTCCCAAAAACTACGTCATGCGCGTCGATCTAGACAAGCGCATGGAACATATCGAATACATGTTTCAGAGGATTTACGACAAACTTGACGGGAAGGCAGACAAATGACCACCACCGAAGAGAAGCAAGAGAAAATTGCCCTTGAGATGGCCGCAAGCGCCAGCAAAGGTGCTTTGGTCGAGAAGATTGTCTTTGCCGGTATTCCGATCCTCTTCTCGTGCGTCGTCTACCTAATGGGTTCTCTGTCTACCGCGAACAACGAAATCATCCAGCTCAAGGGCAAGATCGCAGTGGTGGTCAATGCCGACAACAAAGCTATCCCCCCGCAGGGCACGACCATCGACATGGCGCAGATCAGGGAAGCTCTGAACGACAAGATTGAGCGCGTCGAGCGTGAAGCCGCCCTTGCCCGCGCCGCTATGACCCTCGACCGTGAAAAATCAATGTCTGCCATTGAGAAAAGCCGCATGGACATGGCGGCTGACGCTGCTCAAGCTAGGGCTGCTATTCGCTTTGATATGGCCCAACTCATTGCGGCGTTGGATAAGCGTGTCACTCTTTTAGAGAAGGACAAATAGGGATGAAGATGAGCCAAGAGGGCATCGACGCCCTTCTCAAAAAGTTTGAAGGCTGCAAGCTCAAGGCGTATCGCTGCCCGGCTGGCGTCTGCACGATTGGCTACGGCCATACGTCTGCTGCTGGCGCTCCTGAAGTCACGGACGGGATGACGATCAAGCAGTCTGAGGCTGACGAAATCCTCAAGCGCGACCTTGTGAAATACGAAAAAGCCGTCGCGGATATGGTCAAAAAACCCTTGAGCCAGCACCAATTCGACGTTCTCGTGGACTTCGCCTACAACGCTGGCGTCGGCGCGTTGAAGTCTTCCACCTTGCTCAAGAAGGTGAACGCAGGCGACTTTGACGCCGTTCCTGCCGAATTGATGAAATGGACGAAGGGCGGCGGCAAAGTGTTGCCGGGCCTTGTTCGTCGCCGTCAGGCCGAAAGCGCATGGTGGAGTGCGGGCGATGACCATCCTGTTGATGCTGAAGACCAACGGACAGAACCAGATCCTGTTCCTGCGCGAACAATGGTCGAAAGCAAGCAGGGCAATGCGGCGATCCTCACGGCTGGCCTTGGAGGACTGGGAGCAGCTAAGGAGATTGCTGCGCAGGCGCAGGATGCGTCTGACACGGCAAATCAGCTTATGGGCCTACTTCACAACCAGAACTTTGTCATCATGGCTGCGATTGTCGGCCTTGGCGGAGCGATCTGGTATTGGCGCAAGAAGAACATGGACCGCCACGGTGTTTAGCCTCCTTTTCACTCCGATTGGGCGATATGTCGCCATTGGAATGTTAGTCCTTGGGCTAACTAGTTGTGTCATTTACAAAATCAGGGCGGACGCCATTGCCGAGATTGAGGCCAAGGCGACCGCTGACGTTCTCAGGAGGACGCAGGATGCGGTTCGTGCTGGCGACACTGTTGATACTTCCCCTGACGGGCTGCTCAAGTCTGACGGCCACCGTCGCGACTAATGAGGCTGTCTGCGAGGTCTGGCGGGATGTAAGCTGGTCATCCAAAGACACCCAGCAAACTATTGTCGAGATTAAGGTGAATAACGCCCGCCGTGACGGATGGTGCGGAAAACCAAAAACAATGCTATGGTGACGTTCTACAGGAGCCCCAGCCGTGACCACTGGCCTCAGTTACGAAATAACGCCGGGTATACCGTCCGTTGCAGGAACAATGGGATACCAGACGCAGATTGCTGAAATGGCCGTTGTTGACCGGCTAGACAGCAATTTCACCACCATTCTTCCGGCCATGATAACCTATGCGGAAAACCGCATGTATCGTGATCTGGACTTCCTGTTTACATCTACTTCCATCACCGGCTATCTGGTGCCCGCTGGAAGCCGTCAGATCACCATCCCCGAAGGGACGCTGGTTGTCAGTGAGCAAATCAACATCATCACTCCGGCTGGCCAGTCTAACCCCAACGCTGGAACGAGAACGCCGCTTCTGCCCACGACCAAAGAATATCTTGATGCGGTCTACGGCTCGTCATCCTACACGGGCGTTCCTGAATACTTCGTGCCCTTCAACGACAATCTGTTCCTAGTTGGGCCATTTGCCGACCAGAACTACTACGTTGAAATTGTTGGCACTTATCGCCCGGCGAGCCTGTCTTCGACCAATACATCGACGTTCATCAGCCTCTATTTGCCAGACGTATTCATCATGGCGTCCATGATCTACATCTCGGCCTATCAGCGCAACTTTGGCCGTCAGAGCGACGATCCGCAGATGGCGCAGAGCTATGAATCTCAATACAACGCCCTTCTGAAAGGCGCAGCGGTTGAGGAAGCCCGCAAGAAGTTTGAGGCTGCGGCTTGGTCTTCGCAGTCGCCCGCTGTTGTTGCTTCACCGTCGAGGGGTTAACCGATGCCCCATTCATCCCTGCAACTGGTCCCCGGAATTGACGTTAACCGCACCCCTGCGCTCAATCAGGCGGCAATTTCGTCAGGCAATCTGATCCGCTTCATACCGGATCGGCAGGGCTTTGGGCTAGTTCAGAAGCTGGGCGGATGGACAACGTATTTCCCCAATCAGATCGACTCCAAAATCAGGTGTCTTTGGGCTTGGGAAGACACGAATGGGCTGAACTATCTGGCCGTTGGGGCAGAGCAGTCGCTTTCCTACATCCAAAGCGGCAACCAATTCATCATTACGCCTCGCACTCTGACGACCAATCCGGCTGTCAGCATCACGACCGTGGCGGGCAGCAGCGATGTGGTGATAACGGATGTTGGCAGCAGCATAACCCAATGGGATAACGTCTACATTGAGACGCCTATCTCCGTTGGCGGCCTTATCCTCTTTGGAATTTACCCAACAACCAATCCGACAAATGACCCGGATGAGTACCATATCACTGCGGTTGACGCCCTTGGCGCTCCTGTTTTGGCTACATCCAGCGTCACCAATGGCGGTGATATAGTTGAATTTAGCACAACTGCAGGTAGCCCAAACGTAACAGTCACGCTTCCTGATAACGGATACAACCAGTATCAGACGTTTCCAGTTATCGTTTCAACCTCCGTTGGCGGAATAACGCTTTACGGAAATTACACGATCCAAGACATTATAGATCCCGACAATTTCACGATTGTCGCCAAAAACTCAGCCACATCGACGGTTGCAAACCAGCCAATGAATAGCGGAGATGCCCGCTATGTCTACTACATTGGCGTTGGCCCCGTTCCATTTGGTTCGGGGTATGGTCGTGGCGGCTATGGCAAAGGCGGTTATGGAACTGGTGTTGCCTTTACGCCTCAGAACGGCCAAAGCATCTCAACGAATGACTGGACGCTCGACAACTGGGGCGAAATCCTTATCTCGTGCCCGCTGAATGGCCCAATCTACGAGTGGTCGCCTGCGGCAGGATATTCGGTTTCCGCCGTCATCAATACAGCGCCGACCGTCAATGCGGGCGTGGTTGTCGCCATGCCACAACGGCAGATTGTGGCTTGGGGTTCGACGCTCACCGGCATTCAAGACCCGCTTTTGATCCGCTGGTGCGATGTTGATGACTTCACCGTGTGGCTTGGGACAACCGAAAATCAGGCTGGGTATTTCCGCATTCCCAAGGGCTCCAAGATTGTTGAGTGCATTCAGGCGGCACAACAGACGCTCGTTTGGACCGATCTTGCCCTTTGGTCGATGCAGTATGTCGGCCAGCCCTACGTCTACCAGTTCAATGAGATTGGCACGGGTTGCGGCCTGATTGGCCGCAAGGCCGCAGGGGCTATGAGCGGCATCGTCTACTGGATGGGTCAGAGTCAGTTCTACATGTTGGCGGGGAGTGGGCCGCAGCCCATCGCCTGCCCCGTTTGGGATGTGATCTTTCAAGATCTGGACACCACCAATCTCGACAAAATCCGCATCGCCACGAACAGCCGGTTTGGCGAGGTGGCTTGGTATTATCCGACAAAGGCCAGCAACGGCGAAATCAGCGCCTACGTCAAATACAGCATTGTTTTGCAACAGTGGGACTATGGGACACTCGACCGCACGGCTTGGATCAATGAAAGCGTCCTTGGGCCGCCGATTGGGGCTGGCGCAGATCGCTATATTTACCAGCACGAAACGTCCCCAAACGCCGCTTACAATGGCGTCAACAATCAGCCCATGCTGTCCAGCTTCCAGACCGGCTACTTCGTGATTGCCGACGCTGATCTTAAGATGTTCGTGGATCAGGTTTGGCCTGACATGAAATGGGGTTACTTTGGCGGCACAGCCAATGGCACAACGGTCTATCAGACACCCACAGCGCAGGTTCAATTGACCTTCTATGTGGCTGATTATGCTGGGCAAACGCCGCTGCAATACGGCCCTTATTATCTTACGCAAAACACCACGTTCATCACGCCAAGGTTCCGAGGCAGGCTGGTCTCAATTGCTGTCAGCAGCAGCGATGTGGGCAGCTTCTGGCGTATCGGCAACATGCGTTATCGCGTTCAGCCTGACGGGAAATTCTGATGGCCGCTTCGTTAGACGACATTCTTACAGTCCAGAAGAATGGCGTCATTGCCATCAATGGGCTGGCGCAATCCAATTTGCGTGTTTTGGGAAAGGTTACATCTTCCACTGTTACTACTGACACGTTGGTAGTTTCCGGTTCCGGCTATTTGGTAAGATATTCAATTTTGGTAGCAGGAGCAGCGGGAACCGTTCATAACGCTAGTTCTGTGGCAAGTGCGACCGCGACCAACGCTCTTTGCGTAAGCCAAGCTACGGTTGGCGTTTTTGATGCCGGGCTGGCTTTTACAAATGGTCTTGTAATTAAACCGGGTGCGGGGCAGTCCATCAACGTCACCTATTCAATGGGATAAGATAATGCCCCTATCACGCGGAAAATCTCAAAAGACCATCAGCCACAACATCTCCGAGATGGTAAAGGCTGGCCACCCGCAGGATCAGGCCATTGCCGCAGCTCTCAGCACCGCTCGCAAACACCGGGCTTTTGGTGGTCATACGCCTGCTTTCATGAAACAGCCCATCAATCCCGGCTCTGAAATCATCCACGAAGGGCCAATCCATAGCCCCGTTTCTGGCCGCACTGACCATCTTCCCATGCACGTTGCTTCTGGCTCCTACGTCATCCCCGCCGACATCATCAGCGCGATGGGCGAAGGCAACACCATGTCTGGCTTTAAGCAAATGAAGCAGATTTTCTCTGGCGCAGGGCCATCGCCCAAGGCGGACGGCGGGCGCGTTCCTGCGGTGCCGATTGTGGCTGCGGGCGGCGAATATGTTATCACTCCTCATCAGGTGTCATGGGCCGGGGATGGCGACCTAGACACCGGACACGCAGTTCTGGACAAGTTCGTCACAGAAATGCGCGCGAAGACGATCAAAACTCTGAAGGCTCTACCCGGCCCGAAGCGAAACTGAGAGGGAAAACATGAGCGACGAATTGAAGATCAGGATGGGAACTCCTGAAGACATTTACGGAATGATGGATCTGGCCCTCATGGCCTGCGAAGAAAACGGGTTCGTAAACCCCGACAAAACCAAACTTATGACTGAACTTTGGCAGGCTTTAAATCTCAATTACGGCATGATTGGCATCATTGGAAAGGAAAACGGTCCTATAGAAGGGGCGATCCTTTTGCGTATTGGGCCGATGTGGTACAGTCACGACATGGTTGTGGAAGAGAAGGCAATCTTCATTCATCCCGACCATCGCGGGGCCAAAGAGGGGCGGGCTCGCAAGTTGGTTGAGTTTGCCAAGAATGCGGCGGATGAACTTGGCATTCCCTTGCTAATTGGGGTATTATCAAACAAGCGGACTGAGGGGAAAATCCGTTTGTATGAAAGGCAGTTAGGCAAGCCGACCGGCGCGTTTTTCTTGTATGGCGCGAAGACGGGTGCATATCCTGTAACGGAGCATTGATATGGGCGGCGGAAAAGGCGGATCAAGCACTCAGACTGTCAGCATTCCGCCCGAAGTTTTGGCGCGTTATAACGCCGTCAACGCTCGTGCAGAAAATGTGGCTACAACGCCTTTTACGGCCTACGGCACTACTCCAGAGGCGTTTGTCGCGCCTCTGTCCACCACCCAACAGGCCGGAATGGCCAACATCAACGCCCTTCAGGGCTCGGCCAATCAGGCCGTTGGTGCTGGTCAGGGTCTTCAGGGGCAGGGCATAGGAACCGCCCAGCAAGCTCAGGCTCAGGCGCAAGGCGTCAATATGGCTGCGCTTCAGGGCATCAGTCAGGCCCAGCAGCAGGGCACCGCTTACAATCAAGCCGCTGGCCAGAACATTGGCAATGCGATGGGTGCGGCTGCCCCCTTCATGCAGGGCAATGCCAACTTGCAGCAGCAGGGTCTTGCGCAGCAGCAGGGTTATCAGAACGCAGCCACCCAAAATATTGGCAATATTGCCGCTTCGGCACAGCCCTATTTGGCTGGCAACGCCAACCTGCAAATGCAGGGTTATGGCCAGCAGCAGGCGGCTCAGAACGCCGCTATCCAGAATGCTATGAACATTGCTGGTGCGGGAAGTCCTGCCCAGCAACAGAATATGGCTTTACAACAGCAAGGTCTTGGCCAGCAGCAAGGGTATCAGCAAGCCGCTACGCAGAACATTGGCAGTGCGATGGGGTCTGCATCGCCCTATATGCAGCAGATGGCTGGCCTTACGCAGGCTGGTCTTGGTGCGGGTCAGCAGTATCTTTCCGGCGCTACCGGCCTGACGCAGCAAGCCGTTCAGACTGGCCAGCAGATGGGCGCTCAGGCGCAGCCGTTCTACACTGGGGCCTTGCAGGCCGCGCAACCTTTCAATCAA